GGTGCTAAGGTAAGAAATTTAATTGATAGTCCAGAGTATAAAAATATATTTGGAGATGTTAAACTTAGAGAAGACTCAAAAGCAAAAGGCAGGTGGGAGACTAACCATGGCGGTGAGTACTTTGCAGCGGGTGTTGGCGGATCTATCACAGGTCGAGGGGCTGATTTGCTTATCATAGATGATCCACATACAGAGCAAGATGCTTTGTCTAAGAATGCAATGGAAAGAACTTATGAATGGTACACTGCCGGACCACGGCAACGTTTACAACCCGGTGGTTCTATTGTTCTCGTGATGACCCGTTGGGCAGAAGACGATCTAACAGGTCGTCTGCTAAAAGCATCAGACCAACCCAAATCAGACAGATGGCGTACAATATCATTCCCAGCAATCCTACCGTCCAACAAACCAGTTTGGCCAGAGTATTGGTCACTAGAGGAATTAGAAACGGTAAAAGCTTCTTTGACAGTAAGGAACTGGTCTGCACAATATATGCAAGAGCCAACTTCAGAGGAGGGAGCACTTTTAAAAAGAGAATGGTGGTTACCTTATCCATATAAAAATTTACCATATTGTAATCATATTATCCAGAGTTATGATACAGCATTTTCAAAAAAAGAAACAGCCGATTATTCAGCTATTACGACTTGGGGTATATTTACTCCAGAAGATGGTGAAGCAGATGCTCTTATACTAATAGATGCTATTAAAGGTAAATGGGATTTTCCAGAATTAAAAGCTGTTGCATTAGACCAATATAAGTATTGGGAACCAGAAACTGTAATTATTGAGGGTAAAGCTAGTGGTCAATCATTAATTCAAGAGTTGCGTAGGATGGGGATACCTGTTATAGATTTCACTCCAGGACGAGGACAAGACAAACATTCACGGGTCAACGCTGTATCACCCATATTCGAAAGTGGTCAAGTGTGGTACCCAGAAGGAGAAGATTGGGCAGAAGAAGTAATTGAAGAGTGCGCAGCATTTCCTCACGGATCACATGATGATTATGTTGATAGTACTACCCAAGCTATGATAAGATACCGTCAGGGTTATTTTATTTCAATTTCTTCTGACGAGAAGTATGACCAGAAAGAAAAGAATCCTAAATATATATATTATTAATTAAAGGAGAATACCATGGGAAAATTAAGTGATAGATTAAAGAAGGCGGCCAAGATAGCAGTTGCAGGAGTTGCAGCATATCAAGGCGCAAAAATGTTAGGTGCAGGAAAATTAAAACCAACAGGAGCACCTCCAGGAGCTAAGACACCATCATCATCAAAAATGCTGGGTAAAATGAGAACGGCTGACACTGGAGCAAAAACAATGACTGGTGGAAAAATTAAAATGTCTGTTGATAAAAATGCTTTACCAAGAGAGATTAAAGAAAAAGCAGATAAGCTAAGAGCTTCAAATGAGAAAATAAAAAAAGCTGTTATCAAAAGAAAAAAAGCAGGTAAACTTTCACCTACTATGCCTAAAACTAAAAGCCAAGCAGATGCTATATCTAATAACTTTGGTTTTGGTTTAGGAGCAAAAAAAGGTAAGATGATGAAAGCAAGATACGGTAAAATGGCTAAAGCTAATACTGGTAGAATGAATCTTCTAGAACAAATGGGAAGATTAGATGCTAAAAAAAGACCGGACAGTAATGTTAGAGCTGAAAAAAAAAGAGTAGTATCTGAACTTAATAGCGGTGCTAAAAAAGGTAAGATGATGAAAGCATACAAAGGTGGTATGGCTGCTATCACTACTAGAGGTCAAGGCGTTATATTAGCAGGAAAGAAAACAAAAACTTATATTTGTTAAATGGCTGAAATCGAAAAAGATATAAATCTACTGGAGGAAACTCCAGTAGGTTCAGAAGACATTAACGAAGAAGTTGATGTTGAGATAGAAGGAGACGGTGAAGAAACAGTTTCTGTAGATGAAACTATATCTGAAGTAGAGGAACACTATAAAAATATTGCAGAGGACATGGATGAACGTGACCTTAAAAGAATGGCTTCTTCATTAGTAGCCGAATATAAAAAAGATGTTATTTCAAGAAAAGACTGGTCAGATAGTTATACTAGAGGTTTAGACTTATTAGGTTTTAAATACGTAGATATGACAAGACCGTTTAAAGGTTCGGCAAGCGTGCATCACCCACTACTTGCAGAAGCCGTTACTCAATTTCAAGCGCAAGCTTATAAAGAATTATTACCTTCAGATGGACCAGTAAGAGTTAGAGTTATGGGAACTGAAGACCCACAAAAAATGAACCAAGCTACACGGGTCCAGGATTTCATGAACTACATGTTAATGGAAAAGATGGAAGAATATACTCCAGACTTTGATCAACTATTATTTTATTTACCTCTAGCAGGATCTGCATTTAAAAAAGTTTATTATGATGAGATTATGCAAAGAGCGGTATCAAAGTTTGTACCAGCAGAGGATATTGTAGTACCTTATTACGCTACTGATTTACAAGACTGTGAAAGAATTACTCATGTTATTAGAATGGGTGAGAATGATTTATTAAAAAAAATGGAAGCTGGTTTTTACAGAGATGTAGAGATTAAACCTTCTCAACCAGAAGAATCACAAATACAAAAAGAATATCAAAAAATAGAAGGAGTTACTCCTACAGGTCAAGATAGATATGATCACACTGTTTTAGAAATGCATGTTGATTTAAACTTAGAAGAGTTTGAAGTAGAGAATGCTGATAAGGCGGTTAAGATTCCATACATTGTAACAATAGATGAAGGCTCAGGAGAAGTATTATCTATCTATAGAAACTATAAACCTGATGATGATTTAAAAGTTAGAAAGAATTATTTTGTTCACTTTAAATTTTTACCCGGTTTAGGTTTTTATGGCTTTGGTTTAATTCATATGATTGGTGGTTTAACTAGAACTGCTACTCAAGCATTAAGACAGTTATTGGATGCAGGTACTTTAAGTAATTTACCAGCAGGTTTCAAGAGCCGTGGTATTAGAATCAGGGATGATGATCAACCTTTCCAACCCGGTGAATTCAGAGATGTAGATGCACCTGGCGGAAATATAAAAGATCAGTTTCAAATGTTACCTTTTAAAGAACCAAGTGCCACGCTTTTCCAGCTACTAGGCTTCGTTGTGGGTGCAGGACAAAAGTTTGCAGCAATCACGGATATGGCAGTTGGCTTAGATGAGCAAAACAGATCAGTAGGTTCGACTATTGCAATCTTGGAACGTGGCTCACGGGTCATGACAGCTATTCACAAAAGATGTTACTACGCAATGAGACAAGAATTTAGAATGCTAGGTAAAATTTTTGGAGAATACTTACCTCCTATTTATCCTTATTCAGTTTATGGTGCAGACCAAGCGGTTAAACAAACAGACTTTGATGATAGAGTAGATGTTATCCCAGTTGCAGATCCTAATGTTTTTTCTATGTCACAAAGAGTAACGTTAGCAAATGAGAATTTAAAAATTGCACAATCTAATCCACAACTTCATAACTTAAGAGAAGCTTACAGAAGAGTTTATGAAGCATTGGGAACTAAAGATATAGATCAAGTATTACGTCCAGAAGTACAACCAATACCTAAAGATCCGGCAATCGAGAACCTTGAAGCATTACAAATGCAAATGCCTAAAGCGTTCCCTACACAAGATCATAAAGCTCATATCCAAGCTCATAGAGCGTTTATGGCAACAAGAATGGTACAGATTAATCCAATGGTGATGGCTTTATTACAAGGACATATCTCGGAACACGTTTCAATGTTAGCTCAAGGGGAAGTAGGAGCAATGCTTCAAGAAGATCCTATGATGCAACAAGAATTACAAGCAGATCCTCAAGCAGCACAAATTAAAGTGGAGGCTCTAATTGCACAACAAATTGCTAAGATTACAACAGAACTCGCACAAGAAGAAGCAGGAGGCCAAAAACAAGACCCACTAGTTGCTTTAAAACAAAGAGAACTAGACTTAAAAGCGATGGAGTTACAGAGAAGAAGTGAAAGTGATATGATGACTAATGAACTTCAACAAGAAACTCTTGATGAAAGAATGGATATTGAGAAGATGAAGCTAGAAGATAATGAAGATCAAGCAGCAGAAAGAATTAGAATTGCTGAAACTAAACTAGCTCAGAATAGAATGATTGCAGAAGAAAGATTAAGAGTTCAAAAAATGAGAGATAAAAATAAAAACTAATGCCTTTTAAATCAGCTAAACAAAGAAGATATTTATACGCTGAGAAACCTAAAGTTGCAAAAAAGTTTGCAATGGATTCAGCTAAAAAAGGTAAGCTGGCTAAATTAAAAGTAGGTGGCAGAACAGATGCTGGTAAAAATAGAACAACAGCTTCACATGCAACTAAAGGACAGATAAATGAAAAAGGCCAAACAGTAGGTGGCGGACAAAATACTAGAGATAATAATCCAAAAACAACAACAACAACAACACCACCAGATAGAAAATTTTATAAAAATCCACCTCAAGTCCCAACGATTGGTCCAGCTAGTTGGGCACTAAATAAAGCTATAAATTTTATAGGCCCTAAAGCATATGACTCTAAGAAAAAAAGTAAAGACAAGTTTGCAAGAAAAGAAGGACTGTATAGAGAGTTTTATAGAACAGAAACCAAACCTCTTGAGGTAATGGATCCTAAAAATAAAGATTACATGAAAGATGCAGGGTATGGAAAAACTAAAACTACCAATGATGGTGGTGGGGATGGACCAAAATTATGTCCAGATGGAACTAATCCCCCTTGTAAAGTTCCTACTGTAACAAAAAAAACTGTAACAAAACCTTTAGCTAAAAAAAAACAAATATTTGATAATTTTAAAGCTTATAAAAAAGGTAAGATGATTAGTACACAGAGTAAAGTAAATGGTGTTATTACAGGTTTAAAAAAAGCTTCTAAATTACATGCAGGTCAAGCTAAAACATTATCAAAATTAAAATTAAATAAAGGCGGTGGAGTACCTTATGGACCACCACCATTAAGAGGACCTAACCCACAAGTACCCCCAGTAAAATTCTCCAGAGGTGGAGGAGCAGCTATTAGAGGACTTAAATTTACAGGAGTTAAGTAATGTGGTTTCAAGCAATTAAATTAGCCGTTTCTGCTGGAAGTAAAATTTACGCTAATAAACAGAAAACTAAGATGGCAATGTCAGATGCACAGTTAATGCATGCGTCTCGTATGGCTGAAGGCAAGGAAGCTTACCAAGGAAAACTTTTAGAAGCCCGTCAATCAGATTGGAAGGACGAGGCAGTTTTAATAATTTTAAGTTTGCCCATAGCAATCCTGGCCTGGGCAGTCGTATCAGACGATCCGGCAGCGATGGACAAAGTAAAATTGTTCTTTGAGATGTTCTCAGAGCTTCCGAAATGGTTCACAAATTTATGGATCCTTGTCGTGGCGAGCATCTATGGTATTAAAGGAACGCAAATATTTAAAGGTGGTAAAAAATGAATTTAGCTAGAGATTTAGAAAAACAAATTAAAGAAAAAAGATTAAAGGAGTCTGCTATTGCTCAACTTAGAAAAAGAAGTAAAGACTCTATGGCAAGACCTAGAGCAGAAAAAAATATGTTATCAAAAAACCCAGAGATGCAAAAAATATAATGTTTAAAAAACTAATAGAAAAACTTTTTGGTAAAAGATGTGAGTGTCCTCCAGGAGTAACCCTTACTAATCCAACTTATTCTAACTATTCTGAAATGACTAAAGGAGATCTTAAGAAACTTGTAGCTAAAGGTGAAATAAAATCTATTTACAAACCTTATAAATAGTTATAAATATTACCCATGATTGAAGGGGATAGCGTAGAATACGAATTACTTAAAAAATGGTCTAAAGATTTTGATTGCCAAGGTTATAAATCTTGTGAGATTGGTGTAAGACAAGGGCTAGGTTCAATGGTGATAATGAACTCCGTTAAAAATAATTATATCCATGTTGGAATAGACCCTTATTCAAATTTAATATATCAACATTATGATGTAACTAAACCTGAGTCATTTGATTATAATGATCAAATGAGAGATACACTATTAAATGATTTGTATAAGTATAGAAATGAAGGCTTATTTACTTTAGCTAACATGACAGATACAGAGTTTATGTCTAACCCTGATAATATGAATTCAAAATATTCTTTTGTTCATTTTGATGGTCCACATATGACTAAAGATGTTCTTACAGAAGCTATATGGTTTGCTAATAGATGTGCACCAGATACCCGTTTTGTATTTGATGACTACCCCCATTTTGATATGCCACTTATTGTTAACTGTTTAGCTTACTTTGATTTTAAAATTGTAGCTAAGGGAGATGTTAAAATATGTTTATCTAATAATCATAAAGAAATATAATATGGACCCATTTTCATTTGATACCTTTAAAAATTTAATTAAAAAAGAAATTGATGTGACAAAAGAACATTTATGCTACGGGGTTGATTCCATGGATAAACTGATGTATGCTCGAGGCAGACTCAGCGCTTTAGAAACGCTGCTTCAGGATATTAAAAACCTGCAAAAGGAGGATAACGATGGCGACAATGATTGAACAACCTACAGCTGAATTTAAAGAAGCTAAGGAAGAAAATCAAGTACCTACAGATCCACAAGGCATCAAAGAATATCTTGAAATCATACCAAACCCAGTAGGATACCGAATGTTAGTCAGACCATGGTCTGGACATAAAAAAACAAAAGGTGGACTTTTATTAACCGAAGAAACATCAGATAAAATACAGATGACAACAGTTGTTGCACTTGTAGTTAAAATGGGTGATCTTTGTTATAAAGATGAAAGTAAATTTCCTAAAGGTGCTTGGTGTAAAGAAGGCGACTTTATCATTTATGGTAGATATGCCGGCTCACGATTTCAAACTAAATTCGGTGAACACCGAATACTCAATGATGACGAGATCATAGGAACAGTCAAAAAGCCAGAAGATATTCTCCGTTTATTTTAGGAGGATAAAATGGCAGAAGTAAAAGACTATAGTGCAGAAGCACTAATGAAAAAAGAAAGTGATGTTCCTTTAGATATTGATGATTCTAATGAAACTGAAATACAATTAGAACAACCAGAAAAAAAAGAAGAGTTACCTAATCTTGATAGAGGTGAAGTTGATTTAGGTGGGACAGCCCATACTAAAGAAGCAGAAACAAAAGAAAAAATTGAGATAGAAGAAACAGGGGAAGAAACTAAACCTGTTAAAGAAGAAGCTAAACCTGTTAAAGAAGAAGAAAGTTTAGTTAAACATTCAGATAACTATCAAAAAAGAATTGATAAACTTACTAGAAAATATAGAGAAGCTGAAAGAAGAGAAAAAGCTGCTTTAGATTTTGCTAAAGGTTTACAAAAAAAGTATGATACTACTGTCAGAAAAGCAGATACTTCAGAAGATCAACACTTAAAAGAGTTTGATGCTAGAGTGGATGCTCAAAGAGAACAGGTCAAAAATGTACTTCGTGATGCTATTGAGAAACAAGATAGTGATAAAATCATGGAAGCAAACGATAAACTAACTCAATTAGCTGTAGAAAAAGAAAAAGCTAGATTAGAGATAGGTAATCGTGAAGAGCAGAAAAAGATAAGAGAAGAAGAAGCTAAATCAACAACAAACGTTGAAGCAAACAATCTAGAAACTACACCTACCCAACAACCAATTACACCTAAAGCTAAAAAATGGGCTGAAGAAAATACTTGGTTTGGGGATGATGAAGTTATGACTAACGCTGCTATTACTATTCATAACAATTTAGCTCAAGAGGGTCTTGAACTGGACAGTGATGAGTATTATACTGAAGTAAATACAAGACTACGGAAATATTTTCCAAGTAGTTTTGGTGCTAATGACGAGCCTGAAAAGGAACAACCGAAACCCGTCCAAACGGTTGCTTCGGCTGGTCGTAAGCAGCAGGGACGCAAAACTGTGAAACTCTCGCAATCACAGGTAGCTATTGCTAAAAGATTAGGCGTGCCACTAGAGGAATATGCTAGATACGTGAAGGAGGATAAATAATATGACAAAAATAGATAAAACTTCACGCAGTTCAGAGGATAGAAGCAAAAAAGAAGCTCCTAAATCTTGGACTCCATCATCCAGTTTGGATGCCCCAGATGCACCACATGGTTTTTCTCATCGTTGGATAAGA